CCCGGCAGTAGAGAACGTCCCGACATTGCTTCCAGACCCCGCCGTTGATCGAGACCCAGGCGGTGCCGGCCGCGTCGGTGAAGAAGTTGACCCCGCTCGCCGGCGGCGTCTGAGGCGGCACGTAGGCGCCCGGCAGGCCGTGAAGGTGATCGTTTCTCGCATAGGCCGTGCCGACGCCCACCACCGCGGCCGAGCTGTAGCCGGGAGGGCCGGCCACGGTGGTAGCGGGACCGGGCACGGCGGGAGCAGCCGGAAGGCCGTGGTCGTGATCGGCCCGGGCGTAGAGGGTGGCGGTGCCGACGACGGCGGGGGAACTGAAGGCGTCGGGGCCGACCACGGTGGTAGCCGGCGGCGGCACGGCCGGGGCCGCCGGAAGGCCATGGACGTGGTCGTTGCGGGCGTAGTTGGTCCCGACCCCGACCGCCGCGGCAGCACCGAAGGCGGGCGGCCCCGCCACGGTGGTAGCCGCAGCCGGGGCCGGGTTGGCCGGCAGGCCGTGGTCGTGATCCTGGCGGGCGTAGCTGGTCGAGCTGCCCACCACCGCGGCCGCCCCGAAGGCGTCGGGCCCGGTCACCGTGCCGGCCGGGGGCGGGGCCGCGGCCGGGGCGGCCCAGGCCGCGGCGGTGGCCGAGCTGGCCGTGATGATCTGGCCCGAAGCCGGCACCCCGCTCACCACCACGCCGTTGACCTTGGCCACGGCCGGGTTGGGGTAGCTGCCCGACAGGTCGCCCCCGGCCGCGCCGCTGGCCGTCGGGGCCGCCGGAAGGCCATGGACGTGGTCGTTGCGGGCGTAGTTGGTCCCGACCCCGACCGCCGCGGCAGCACCGAAGGCGGGCGGCCCCGCCACGGTGGTAGCCGGCGGTGGGCCACCACCGCCGCTCGTGACCGTCTGCCAGGAGGTGTCGTAATCGGTGGCGCTGTTCTTCTCGAGCACCTGGCCGGTCGTCCCGCCGGTGGGCACCCCCGGACCGGCAGGCCCTGGTGGCCCGGCAGGCCCCGGTGGCCCGGAGGTGGCACCCCCGGGATAGACGGCCACGTTCGGCACCCCGGCGGTGGCCACGGCCACCCCGGCGGTGGCCGGCAGCGCGGCGGTGGCACCGTGGCCACTCTGGCCCACGGCCACGTTCGGCTGGCCCGGCATGGCCACCGTGGCGGCCGGCTGGGCCGGGCCCTCGGCGTCGGCGTTCGGGCTCATACGCTCACGTCCCCACTGACCCTGACGTTGCCCCCGGCCAGGGTGGTGACGGTCCCGGCGGTGGCCGTCATCTGGCAGTCCCAGGCGCATTGGGCCGGGAGGGTGGCCGAGGCGGCGTTGGCGAGCGTCAGGGTGACCACGTTGGTCGCCACCGAGGTGGTGAAGCTGGCCAACAGCGTCGAGGCCCCCGGGGCGGTGCGGATCTGGGCCTTGAAGGTGGCCCCGGTCAGGTTGGCCGCGGTGCCGTCGGGGTTGGTCACCGTGAGGGTCATGGTGAAGTCGTCGCCCTTGTACAGGTACAGGTCGACCGCGGCCGGCAGGGCCGAGAGGATCTGGGTCACCTCAACCCCCGATCACCATCGGCCCGCAGGCGGCGTACATGCGGTCCACCGTCGGGTCGAAGCGGCCGACGCGCACCGCCCCCATGTCGCCCCAGGCCAGCGTGCCGTCGAGGCTGTCCCGCCGGCGGTAAATCCCGGCCGCGTCCAGCAGGCAGGCCTCGTGCGCCATGTCGGGCAAGGTGCCGTTCTCGCTCGGCGGGACCGGGTATTTGTAGTTGAGCTTGCGGTTGCCGTAGTCGATGGCGGCGGCCAACGCCGTGGTGATGAATCCGTCCTCGACCGGGTCGGGTTGCAACCGGAGCAGAGCACGGACCTCCTTCAGCGTCGGCCACAGCGCCATCGGTTCCCTACTTCTTGGCCCGGGGCGTGCCCGGCCCTCCGGCCGTCTCGGGCGGGATCTCGGCCTCCTCCTCGGCCGGCGCCGAGATGTCCATCTCGGTCGCCGTCGGGATCGAGGTCACCGCCGACAGGTCGAGGGCCACGAAGCCGGTCTGGGCCAGCGAGTTGAAGGCCACGTAGCCGCCGTAGGCCACCTGCACGCCCAGGATCGACGGCTCGATGACCGACAGCAGGCCGATCACGTCCTCGTACGTCTCGTACAGGCCGCTGTTGCCCACGATGATGGTCTTGGCCGGGAACAGCGGCACCACCGTGCGGACCAGGCCGAACAGGTCGCCGGTGAAGCTGGCCAGGCTCTGGGTCCCGGGGGCGCCCATCTCCCGGGTGGTGTCGACCGGGATGACCACCCTGGTCGTGTCGACCAGCGATCCGAGCGCGGCCCACACGTCGATGCCCATCCAGATCCGGTCGGGCATGCGCAGTGCCGCCTGGTAGGAGTGCATCCCGGCGGTGTAGAGGGCCTTGGCCCAGTCGGCCAGCACCGGGCTGACCGGCAGGGCGGCCGGCTTGATCCCGGTCGCCTTGGTGGCGAAGTCGGCCGCCACCGCGGTCTCGGTCTGCACGGCGTAGACCTGGGCCAGGTCGCGGACCAAGATGTCCCAGGCGGCCGGGCTCGTCCAGTCGATGTCCTGGCGGGAGATGTCCACGGTGCCGCCGTAGGTCGTCTTGGCGAAGGTGACCGAGCCGATGGTCATCTTCTGGGACGACAGCTGGGTCTTCTCGTTGGCCCCGGTCGTCTGGGCCCCCACACTCACGTGCTGCGTTATTTTCGGCCTGGTGAATTGAGTTCCCGGCGTTCCCCCGAGCGCCTTGGCCCCCCCCAGGCTGGCGATGAGGGGCCGGCTGGCGTCGATCAGGTCGACCACCGCCCCCACGATGGGCTGGGGCAGGACGCCAGCGGTGTCGGTCGTCTTCTGGTCGGCCACCACTCGCTGGTTGATGAGCTCGACCCGCCGGGCCGCCTCCCGGTCGGGCTCGCCGCCCATCATGGCCCGGGCCCGGATGAGGTCGACCAGGTAGTGGCCGACCGAGCGGTACTCGGGCAGCCGCTCGCCCCCGTCGGCCCGCTGGGGGGCGGCCGGCAGGCGCTCGGGCCGGGGCAAGGCGGTCACGGTGGCGACGTGGTTGTCGCGCATGGCCTCGTAGTCCTCGAGAGGCTTTATCTGAGCGTCGAGCTGGCCGATGCGTTCACGTGACGCCTCGAGCAGGCTGCGCTCGGCGTCGACCAGGTCGCGGTCGTCGACCTGGGACAGGATCGAGTCCATGGCGGCCATCTGCTCGGCTCGCTGGACGCGTAGACGGTCAAGAACAGGATTCACGGCAACCTCCGTCGAGAGTCGGCTTCGGGCAGCTTCGAGGCTCTCTGACAGACCCCCGTCAGGGCTGCCGAGGGGCCTTGGCCCGGGCGGCAACCGGGGACGGCGGCAGGGTCAGCCGCTGGCGTTGCTAGGCCGAGTGTAGATCCTCGACAATTCGCCGCCAGCGATCCACCTCTCGCTCGGGCGGTGCCGGCGGCCGGGCCCGGGTGCGAACCATGGAGACGGTGGCGTCGGCGAAGGCCGGCGTGGGCGTCATCGACACCTCGAGCAGACGGGACTCGATCCGGGTCACCCTGGCCTTGGCCTCGGGCCCGCCGTCGGGGTCGAAGTCCTTCGGCCATTCCCATTCCGGCCGAGTCACGTCCTGAAATCCGATGGACAGGCCGACCAGGTCGCCGTCGTCGGCCATGCCCGCGGCCCGCTGGGCCTCGGCCGAGTCGTTCAGCTTCCACACGCCGTGAAGGCCGTCGTCGGGATGGGTCCAGCTCTCGGCGTGGCCGATGGGGAACGAGCGGTTGTCGTGGAACAGGAGCAGGGGGATCTTGGGGTCGCTCCGGCTCCCGTTGGTCGACCGCTTGAACGATCCATGGCGATGCTGCTCGAGGAACCAGCCGATGTCGGCCCAGGTGCCGTAGGGCACGGCCCGGCCCTCCAGGTATTTGAACGGCCGGCCGACAGCCTGGGCGTCGCGCAGCTCGAGCGTGGTGGTGAACTCCCGTTCCTCCGGTGCGGTCATGGCATCTCCCCGTTTGTCTCAGGAGCCCCGGCCGCCATGGCCGGCGGCTCCGGTCCCGGTTCGGCCGCCGCCACCGCCAGCGGGGCGTTGGGCATGTCGACCGAGCCCGAGGCCAGGTACTGGCGGGCCTCCTCGGGCGTCAGGATGCCGGCGCCGACCAGGGCGACCATGGCCGTCGAGGTGGTGGCCAGGTCGTCGCGCAGCAGCTGGTTGCGGTCGAAGCGGATGTTCTGGCCCCGGGGCAGCCAGGCGTCGGACCACACGTCCTCGAAGTCGGCCAGCACCGGCTCGATCGAGGTCCGCAGGATCTGCTGGTACTGCGGCCCGCTGGTCCGGTAGGTCATGCCCGCCACCGGCGCCCCCAGCCAGTAGCCGTCGAGATTGAAGCAGTTGGCGCAGTCGGTCAGCGACAGCTTGCGGGCCTCGGTCAGCTGGGCGTCGCTCGGACTCCACCCGAGCGGGATGACCTGGGTCCCGTTGGGCAGGAAGACGGGCGCCCGCTGGGGCCCGGAGAACTTGGTGTTCCAGGCCACGGCCGCGTCGTCGGCCACGTCCTGGGTCAGCGTCTGGGTGTTGGTGATCACGGCAACCGAAGGGACCGCCCCGCCCGACAGCGATGAGCGCTCGTACTCCGATTCCATGGCCATGCGGTCGAGGTCGTCCAGGTGCTGCTCGACCACCCCCACGCCCCGCACCGGGTAGGTCCGGTCGGCCCCCCGGCGGATGTGGATGACGTCGTCGTAGTTGAGCAGCTGGCCGAGGTAGAAGTAGTCGACGTCGTTCTCGCTGCCGTAGATGCCGCTGGCCCACTGGACGTAGACCCAGTTGGCCGGTAGCCACTGGACCGAGGTCGGCCAGCCGGTCGAGTCCCGGCCGGTCACGAGCGAGATGCTGTTGCCGGACAGCAGGTAGTCCTCGACGCTGCACTGCACGTACCAGGACCGGGCCCGGGTCGGATCGGGCCGGCGGCAGATGGGCGGCCGGGGCAGCGGGGTGTCGCCCCGGTAGACGTCCATGGCCATCTGCTTGACCATGCCGCCGTACAGCTGCACGCAGCGGGCCACCGCCGGCACCTGCCAGGCGCTCGGCACGTCGTAGACGTAGGAACCGCCCAGGCCGGGCGGCGGCAGGGTCGACGGCGAGGGGAGCAGCGG